GCGTGACGTTGGTCGTGGTGTTGCTCGGCTGAATTACAGATGCACTGCGTCCCATGACTTCTCCTTATTGCTCGAAGCCGTGGGCGCGTGCTACCACCCCGGCGGTATCCGAATAAACGACCACGTTTTTCCCTGCCTCGACCACGAAGCCGGAACGCTCCAGAACGTTGCCGTTACTGGGGTCGCCAGCAGGCTGCAAGTAGGCGTCATACTCCACCCACTCAGCCGCCCCAGGCGTCCCCGTCGATGAGATCGCAACCCGCACCTTGGCGGCAGTTGCGTTGGTGTTGACCAAGTTGAAATTGATCGTCGCCACCTTGCTTGCTGGCACGGTGTAAAGGGTGGTGTTGGTGGTCGCCGCAAGGCTCACCGGGGTGCCAAGAGTTCCGCTTGCCATTTAGAGTTGCCCCATGAAGTAGAGTTGATTGGAGGTCGTTGCCGATGCAGCGACCAGTGATTGAATTTGCGCGAGGTTGACGGCATGCTGACTCTGCGTTCCTGCGCAGACTTGAAGAGCGCCGCCAGTACAGCCGAGCAGCACCCACGAATTCAGCGTCGCGTGCCACATCAACTCGACCATCCCGCCAGCGACGATCTCGCCGCCTTGCAGTGCCGCGTGCGCACCGCCAACAATGGGCTTGGCCGTCAAACCGTTCGGGCTGAACGTCGCTGCCCCGGTGTTGGCGTTGGTCGCCTTGAACTCCAGCACCATGCCGTCGGAGAGCACCGTCACCGCCGGGCTGTACGTTGCCGCGTAGGCGTTGGCCGCGCCGGTGTCGGCGGCATAACAGAGGCCGTTGCTTTGAACCTGCGCCTGCGACGCCGCACCCGGCAGCTTCGTGGTGAGGAACGGCGAGTTGGCCGCCACCGCGATATTGCCGCCCGCGATGCTCGACGCGCCGTAGGCAACGGTCACGGTGTAGAGCGGTGTCCAGCCAGCATCCGGCGAGGGCGCGACCTGCGAGCCGGTAGCCGCCGGTGTGCCCTGCTTGGCCTGCAATGCGCAGATGCCTTGCCGGACGGTGTTGTTGGCAGTCCAGAGCGGTTGTGATGGATTCGCCGAGTTGTAGTACGGTAGGCTGACGGGCGAGCCGTCCACCTCTTGGAATTTCGCCTCGATCAGCCAAACGACCGACTGGCCTGCGGTGCCGGGAGCCGACAGCGGCGTGAGGGCAGTTTGACCCCACGCCAAGCCCTGCTTGACGATCTGGTTGACCGTATCGGCGGCCAAGCTGCCGTATGCCGTGTCATCAATTGCGGCTAGGCTGTAAATCGCGCCGGGGCCAATGTTTACCGAAAGGCCGGTGCCCGGCGTACAGGCCAGCCCATCGACATACGTGCCGCTTCCGAGCACTGACTGCAAGGCGACGCCCAGGCCGACCATCGAAAACCGGCTCGCATTGAGGATGTCCGTGTCCTGCGGCACCTGCCCAGGCCAAACAAGAATTCGATTCACAGAGAACCCCTGAAAATGAAAAAGGCCGCACAAGGCGACCTTCGTGGTTGAAATTCAATCGGCGGTCAGTTCTGCAACTGCACCCACATCGTTGTGCCTGCCGGGCGCACGGCCTCGACGGCGCTGTAAATGTCGGCGTCCTGCACACCGAACTGCTGCGAGCCGTTCAACGGACGAAACGCCGTCACCAGCGCGGCATTTCTCGGCAGCGACTGCTTGCCGTAGCCGCCCGCCCGGTTGTAGCCCCACATCAAGGTCGAGTACGCCCCTGCGTCGATTGGCCGGTTGGGTTCGAACACCACTGGCGTGCGCCCCGTCACGTCCTGCAAAACCTTGATTACGCCGTTTCGCGTGCCGCGCTCGCGCAGAATCCACGCCAGAATCAGCGCCCGGTAACTGGCGTCGCTCTGCCCCTGCCGCCGTTGCAGGAACGCGCCAAACCAGTCCCCGGCGATCATGTCGAGCCAGCCGTCGGTCGCTGTCTTGATGCGGGTCTGGAGCGCCGCATACGCCCACAGCGAATAGACGAAGCTCAGGGCATAAGCAATCCCCTGCAACAGGGCATTGATGATCGGGGTTTGCGAGGGGTCGCCGAACCACGGCGGCATAACCGCTTTCAGCCGGTTGTAGCAATCGTTCTGGTCACCTGTCGCCATGTCAATTCACCGTCACGGTGCCTGCTTTGATGATCTGCACGGTGGTCGAGGTCAGATCGGATTCGCTGCCGTTGATCGTGATGCCGGTCACGTTCATCACAGCGGGAGAGGCGTCATAGGCCAACTGCGCCAGCCGCGAGTTCGTGAGCGTCGCGCCAAGCGGCAGCGAGTTAACGTAGGTCTGAATCGCGGCCTGCACCAGCGCGTTCACCGTGGCGTGCGAGTACCCGGCTGCGGTGGTGGTCGTCATGGCAATGTTCGCCGTCACCACCACCGGAGCATAGACGTTGAAGGTGCTGGTGATGGGACGCACGGCATCCACGGCGTTGTACACCGCCGTGATGAAGCCAGCCGGTGGCGATCCAGAGCCGTCATCGACCACGATGTAGAAGTAGTTGTTCTGCGTCGCGCCCGCGTAGGTCAGGTTCTCCACGATCACGTAGCTGACATTGGTTTGCAGCGCCGCGATGGCATTCCCGATGGCTGTCCTCGTGGCCTTGGACAGCCCGGCCACGTAGGCAATGAACCGTGCGCGAAGGGCCGCATCGGTTTCGGCGTCCGCGCCGTTGGTGAATTGCAGCGCGTTCGTCACCGTGTCCACGCCGGAAATCGCCTGGGCAATCGTCGTGATCGCCCCCGGCGCAGCGTTCCCGGCTGCCGCCGCGACGTTTGCCAGCACCGGCACGGTCACGCTCGCCACACCTGCCGCCAGCACGTAGCCGCCCTGTCCTGCGTTGTATGCCGGGTTGGTGGCATCAGCAGTGACGGTGTATTGCTGTGTTCCGTCGGCGGTCTGCACTACAGCGCCGACCGGAACCACTGCCTGCGCCGTGGGAGTGAAGCGCGAAAACGTCACGCTGCCTTTGGCCGCAACGGCTGGCAGGCGGGTCAATCCGTAGTCGCCCATCCACGAGTCCAGATCGGACGCATTGGAGGTCGCCGCCCGCGTGGTAGCCAGCAGTTGCAGGATCAGCCCTTCAAGCCACAGCACCACGGCTGCGTTGGCCTCGACAACCGCCCGCAGAATGGAGCCGACCGTCATGTCAACCAGCACCCGTGCTGCGCCCTGAATCGCTGCCACCTGCTCCCTGACCAGCGTCTGGAAATTCTTCTGTTGAATGCTCGGCATTTACTTGCTCACATTGAAGTTGAGGGTTGCAGGCTGGCCGGTGCTGGCATCGACGTAGCGAATGGACACGGCGACGCCGCCTTTGATGGGCGACACGTTGATCGTCGGAGCCGGGCTTCTGGCAACTGAGTCCTCAAGCAGAATCTGCCCGCGAATCAGCGCCTGAATCTTGGCAACGTCGGTCGCCTGCCCAACGTATTTCGGCAAACCCGCCCCGTAGGTCGGGTGGAAAAGGCAATCGCCTGGATTGGTCAGCAGCCGCCGCAAGACACGCTGCTGACCGCGCAAGGTGCCCGATGCTGGTTGCAGGTCACCGGTCGGCGAAGCAAGCAGATCGCCACCGATGTAGTGCGATAGATCGTTCATCAGGTGATCGTCCCGTTGTTGCAAGTGTCGCCTTTGCTGTCCGTCGTGTGGACGACGGCGTTGGCAGTGATTTCATCGACAATGCCTTGGCACATAGCCAGCAGTATCGCGTCTCGATAAGCGTTGGCCGGGCCTGCCGCCGAGACCTGCACGGCGGCGACTCCCGCCATGTAGCTCTCAATCCGGTTTTTCATACTGTATGCGCTGAGTGCCATCACACGCTCCCTTTGACGTTGCCGCTGATCATGGCGTGCGGCACGCCGGTGAACGCGCAGACGCAGTCGCCTTGGACGATGCCCTTGGTGGTCCCGCCGCCGGCCCCGTCAATCGTCACGCCACCGTTGGAGGTGATCTTGGTCGAACCGGTCACGGTCGCCGTGACGTTGCCCGAGACGTTGGCGACGACGTTCTGCGCGACAGTCAGGTTGGCGTTCCGTCCGACGGTCGCGTTCAAGTCCTGATTCGTCACCAACTCGACGCTGCCGTCGTTGTGGAACTTCAACAGGCTGCCGGTCTTGTGCACCAGCCAGAATTCACCGGACGGGCACGGCAACGGGCGGTCGGTATCGTTGAAAAACCGCAGGCCGACGCTGCCGACGCCGCCGTCGTCCTCCTGAAAATCCACCTCGACCGCATCACCAATGGTCGGCGGGTAGAACAGCCCCCATCCGGCGCCCACCCAAGCCGACTTGAGCGGAATCCATCCGGTCACTACGTTGTCAGGTTGCAGCGTGACCTTGACCGCATAGGCGTTCGGGTCGTAGCTGGTGACGGTGCCGTGTCGCGTAGCCGCCCGGCCTTGCGTGGCCTGCTGCGCCGCCGCCTTCTGTGCGTTGAGTAGATCGTGCATCATTGCGCCGCCTCCAATTCCGGGCCGGTGTTCTTCGCCCGGATGTTCATCCGGTAGCCCTCGTTCAGGCTCATGGAGCGCATGACGCTCTCCGGGAAATAGACCTGATCAAAAGCCGTGCCGGTGCCGCGCACCAGCAGCGTCTTGGTGCAGTCGAGCACGTTGTCGGCGGGCAGGTAGCCCGTCAGCCGCATTTCGTGCGCGATGATCTGCCGGTAGATGCTCTGCGCACGCTGTAGCGCCTTGTCCTGCGTCAGCCCAGGGATGGTGTAGCGATACACCTGCATCTTGGCCGCTGCCTGACCTGGCTGCACTGCTTTGGCCGCCTTCGGCCATGACGCGGTGAAGCCCTTTTTCTGCTTCACATTCCAGCTATGCACCTCGACCGTGATGCCCTTGGCGATAGTCAGGTTGCGGGAAAACTGCAAGCTGATGGCGTTGGCGACAGGATGCCCCCGGTCGGCATTCGCTACGTCCCAGGCGATCACATAGTGAGCGGCCTGCGCTGCTGGCCGTGGTTCGAAGTGCAGTTCCTGCCCCTTCACGTACAGCACGAAATCCTCAACATTCGCCAAGAACGTGAGCAGCTCCCACTCGCTCTGCTGCTGCGTGGTGCAGGCGTGGTCGTCCTTGTAGTAGTCGCCCACCCGCGTCTTGGTGGCCGTCACGACCGGCTTGAGGCCATGCCGCTGCGCGAGGGTCGTGGCGATCTGGCTACTCGTCTGGT